CTTTAGTTTCTTTATATTCTATACCTTCAACATTACATAAAAGTTTGATAAACCTTTTCTTTTTTTCTTTATTTTTATTAAGATGGTCTTCAGGACTACCTCCATTTTTGAAAACGTTTATTAGCTCTATGATCAAGGCACAGTCGTTCCACAAATTGGTCCCGGTTACTATTTCGTTGGGTGGGTATGTTTTCCCATCTGTTGGGTTTATAGCATTCCAGTTAAAGTTTGCTGTATTCCATTGAAAAGGTATCCTTTGTGTCATGTTAGAAAGTTCCGCCGTTTATGTAGGAAGCGGTTAATGTATAAGATGAAGTTCCTGTTAAATTACCATTGAATGAACCAGAAGCTATTAATGTATGTCCATCATACGTTAAAACAGGTACTCCTCCAAATCTACTTCCACTATTATATTGGACTTGATATGTTTCTCCTCCTGGATTTCCACCTCCTGATGAGGCTGATATGGTTATTTCTCCTGTTCCATCTACAGGGGATAATGTTATATTAGGGCCAGCTATTAAACGGGTTACACCTCCATTTGCAGCGTAAGATGCTGTTGTAGCATATGAGGATGAATCCGCATATGAAGCACTTACAGATGCTGTTACAGGAGTTTGCTTAACTAGTTTAAATACAGTTGCCATTGTTTAACTAAACGTTGTTTATGTTAGACACTACTTCAGATGTAAACACAACTTGAACTGCGTTACTAAACTTCTTAATAGATGCTAACTGTTTTTGGATGTTGTCCGGTACTATATATCCTCTTAAATTTAAAGAAAAGTTTGTTTTTACTATTCTTTCAGCCCCAATTGGTAGTTCTGTATTGGTTTGGAAGGAATCTATTCTAGCTCTAAACTTAAATCTTTCAGGATTTCCCCAATATGAATCTGAGGCATAGTTCATAGCTTCAACTATTTTATTCATTTGTTCAACGTAATATGTTGATATAATAAAATCATATGTTACTGTTACGTAATCTGGCATTACAACAGCATAATATTCTTTTTGAGGTTTTCTATTATTTAAAACAGCAAAATTGTTATATTCGTCTCTTTTACTATATGCTTTTTGAAATACTTCTATATTATTTGGGAAGTTAGCATCTAGTTTATTACCTACAGACCTATCTTTTGTTATAGTATTACGTTTAAATGTGATGATAGGCATCATAATAGCGCCAGATAAATCTCTATAGTATCCATCTTTTTGAATTTGTTTCCATCTTTCAGAAGCCCCGTATATGATAGGAACTTTTTGAGCAACTCCATTTTGGATTACTGTAGGTTTGATTATATTTTCAAGATAAAACATAACAGCTTCATCTATATCTTGAATACCTAAGGTAAAGGGTTTTGTAGTATCATCTCTGAATGATACTTGATTACCTCTGTTTTTAGGATCAAACTGCATATCGTTAGGATTACCATATCTTTGATCATATGGTTGCTGTAGCGATGTGCTTATCTCTCTTTGAGTTTTAGGTATTGGTTTTTTTCCTTTCTGTGCCATATTATACTAATCTTTCTCTTGTAATTCCTACTTTATCAGCTGGAACATAATGTGTACTACAAATAATTGAAACATTTGATCCGAAATCAGCTAATCCAGGGTTTAATGGATTTGGTTCGTTTGGATGTTCTGGATCTTTACCCATAAAATATTGGTTAGCATTTGTATTATCTATTTCGTAGTATGTGTCTGCATATAATATAATATCTCCAATTTCAGGATACAAATTAGCTCCATATTGGGAGTTAATATTAAAATCTTTAAATTTATCTAATAAGTCATCTCTTAAAAATTTAAAGGTAATATCCCATTGGAAGTCTGTACCTAAATCTGTTATTGGAGATGCTTGATCTTGTCTTTCTATTAAACAGTTAAGTATAACAGGCCCCATATAAAATTTTCCACCTGCGGCTTCACCATAAATGTTTGTTTTGGTTTCTTTGAGTGAAAATTTATAAAAAGAACACTGTTGAGTTATGATGTTACCCATCAATTCTCGGTTTAAGTGTCTAAATAAAGATATGTCGCGTTGACCACCGTATAATGCCATATTATCCTATATAAATTGGGAAAGGTACTTGTTGTAATTCTTTTGTTCTGTAATCAGTTTCTAATGCTCTTCTTTCCATTAGCTTTTCTCTAGATGTTTCATCTAAGTATCCTCTTAATTTATCTATTAAAGCTACTTTTTCAGCTGAACCCGCTGATACTAGATCTCCTGAGTTTAATGTTACATTATCTCCTGGTATTGGTATTTGTGAGTATTTTCCTCTTACATATCCTAGCATTTCTTTAGCTAACGCTAATGTATATTCAAATACCCAACTTCTTCCTACTGAATTTATTTGAGAGTATGATGGATTTGTGTATGGAACATTAGATACATTGGTAATTAAAGATGATCCAGATAGATTAATACTATTGTTTAATCTTTCAGATTTTAAAAGATATTGGAAATGTAATATAGAATCTTGAGCTGGGATAGGGAATATTCTCAAATGATTATTTTGCAATTCAAACGAATAGTTTGCTTTTCTAATTTGATCATTCAATTCAATTGCTTGAATTTTTTGAATATCAAAGTTCAAAGGCATCAACAAAAAGTTGATAGCAGGTGAATAGTTACCCCATCCAAATCCATCTAACATGTTCATCATACCAGTACCTGTACCAGCATATGGATCAAAATATTTTGCGATTGCTGGTGGAGATTCATAGAATATACGTTTAATTTCAAGGTCTCCAGATGCTATACCGCTTTGACTAGCCCATACATTTAAATCATAGTCTTGAATTCCAGGTGACATTGATATTGAACCAGTATGCCAATCTGTATTACCTCCAGTTCCTGTTTCTGTACCATATTGTTCTGAAATTCTAATTATAGGTCCCATATTTGGGGTGATCAGAGCATTGTTTAGGTTATTAGCGTTTGTAGCTCCTTCTAAAGACAAATAGTCTTGTCTTACTTTATAGGCATAAACTTCGTTTCCATATGTTGTAACAGCTTCTTCAAAAGCTGCATAAAAATTTAAATCTTGTAATTCAATATCTACAATAGGATAACCCATTCTTCTAGCACAAAAGTTTGCTACTTTATCAGCGTCTATTTGAAATTGAAAATCTCTATCATAAAACCCAAAAGGGGTGTTTCCTGGGGTGAATGAAGATGAGCCGGGCCATATTGGTATATTTGACATTTTTTAATGTATTATGTTGTTGCTATAAAATATTCTATTGTTGCTGCTGATCCTGATGGTTCTATAAGAACCTCATAAATATAATCGTTGAATGTAAAGTTACCTGATGGTAAAGCACTACCGCTAGTGCTAGTATTAGATAAAAAGAAAGAGCTTGATGGATTAACTAAAAAAGTATAACTAGAATTTCCATTTGTTTGTACTAACAGTTTTACAGGTACTGAAGATTTATTTGTTACTCTTCCATATCTGAAGCTACTAGTTGGGAATATAGCAGCATTTATGTTAGAAGGATTAAAATAAAATAATCCAGTATATGAACCTGATGGGCATGATAATATTCTATTATCAATGTTGTTTATGTTAGGGATAGTTTGTGTAGTTAACACACCTCTATCTGTACCATCTAATGTTATTTTTTCGTTTATTTGTATAGTTAAGTCAGCCATTACTTTTTGTTATAAATATTAAGATTTTTTAGAATATTCATAGTCAAGTATTTTTCCTATTATATCTGATCTATGATTTTCTTTCAAGTCTATTCGTTTTATTTCGGGTATATTTTTGGATAACTCAATAGCAAATTTTAATCCAGTATATTGCTCTTTAATGTCGGATTGATCGTTATCTCCGTTGATTATTATCTTACCTGTTTTACCCAATCTGGTTAGAATAGCTAACATTTCATGTTTTGTTAAGTTTTGTGCTTCTTCAACTATTAGGATATCTTCTATTGTTTTTCCTCTAATATATTGTACTGGGAGTGCTTGTATTTTGTTTTCGTCTGTATATTTTTTTATAATTTCTCTGTCAGTACATTTATGTAGGTTTTCGATTAGGGCTTCCATATATGGGTTAAACTTGTCTCCTAGTTCACCAGGTAAAAATCCTAAAGATTTTCCTACTTCAATTGCTGCTCTAGTGACTAGCATTTTATCAATCTGTTTTGTTGTAAGAAATTCTAAAGCGGTTAGAGCACTTACTAAACTTTTGCCTGAACCGGCTTTTCCTGTGATTATAACAATTTGGTTATCAATGATGAGTTGTTTAGCGATTTTTTGTTCTTCATTTAAGCTAACGTTGTGTTTTATTGGACTTTTTCTTACACGATTGGCTGGTTTCATAAACTTGTGTTTTGTTAAAAATAATTTTCAATAATAAATATGTAAAAAAAAGCCCCGCTATTGCGGGGCTCAATTTTTAATCTAAAATTAAATATTAAGATTAGATAGTGTTCAATCCACTTACATAAATTTTCGCATAAAACTCGGGACGAACCACTTTCTTAGCGTAACGAGTCAATAAACCTTTACGTGGAGTAAATGTATTTGGATCGTATACCAATGGAGTCATGATCAATGGAATATATGGAGCAAATACGGCACCAGCTTCAAGGAATTGGTTACCTCTGTATCCTAACAATACTGTATTTTCTGCCATGTATGGGTTTTTGTATACATTGTAACGAGCATTCATCATACCAGCTTTTTGTACACCAAACGCATAATTCATTTTATGAGCATCACCATCTGAGTTAGAAGCAAATCCTGGGATTGATTCAAGGATAGTTGCAACTGTTGGAGAACATACTAAGAAATTAGCACCACCTCTCAAAGTTTTCTGGTGGATGATGTTTGATAGTTTTTGGATTTTTGTTCCCAAAGTTTGGAACCATTGTCCTTGGCTATTGTAGAATCCTAAGTTACTGTTTACAACTCCTGTACCACTCAATGATACGTTGTTAACTGCTGACCAGTACTCAGTACCTGCTGCTGCAGTGTCGATCAACATTTCCAAGATTTCCAAGTCGATCTCAAGAGAAATATACTCACTCATGATTGAAGTCAATTCAGCTTCAGCATCCAATGAATGATAAGCGTTCAAATCTTGAGCGAACTCAGGTGTCCAAACAGCTTTCAATTTTCTTGTTTTAGCAACGATAGCTTGTGATTGTAGTTGAACGTTAATTTCTGGAATAGAAATTGGGTTGTTGTTTGCGTTCAATCCTGTATTTTGATCTTCAAAATCACCTCTGTTGTTGTCAGTTGGTTGAAGAGTAAAGAATACTGTAGCAATGTTTGCAGCTGATCCTGAACCTAAATTATCAGCAGCGATAAACACTAGTTGTGAACCTGAAATTCTTGTAAATGCAGGTAAAATATCAGCTGCAGTGATTGTAGCGTTTCCTGAACCTGAAATATAAAATCCTCTAAATGCTGTTTTATCCCAGTTAGCTCCCAAAGAAGAAGTTGGAATAGTATATTTTGAGTAGTTAGCAACTGAAGCTGAGTAGTTTCCATCAGCATTAAAATCTACATACCAATCAGCAGAAGCTGTTTGAGCGATAGCTGTAACAGATGAAGTGTTATTGATAGAATATCCAAATCTACCTTCACCATAAGTACCACCTGTGTTAGTGTTACCAAATGGATAGTTTGCATCACCTACGTTACCGTACATTGAAGAACCTGCAGTGAATGGAGTTTTTGTAGTTCCATATTGGAAATCCAAGAAGAAAACTAGACCTGAAGGCAAGTTCATTGGTTGAACTGAAACGAATTCTTTCGCTGCAATTTGACCGAATACTTTTCTTACCAATGGTAAAGCTACACCTGCCCATTGAGCACCGGTTCCTGCTGTGAATGTACCAGTTGTTCCACCGTTTTGAGAAGTTTCTGTAACTAATTGTTTTGCTTGGTTTTCAAGAATCATTGACATGTTGTTTTTGTCTGTTTCTGTTCCCAAACCTTCAAGTAGTCCTGTTTTTGACCACTTGCTTGCTAATCTAGCCGCATCACTTTGTAGTGATTTGTACGGGTTAGCACTTTCTAGAAGTTGTTGTAAGTTTGACATTGTTTTAAATTTTTGTTTTGGTTTTTAAATAATTGTTAGTTTTTGATAATACCTGCTAATTTTTGGAAACGGGTAATCATCTCATTTGATTCAACAATTGGTTGTTTAGTTGTTGTTGATGTACCTGCTGGTTTAGAAGCTCTACCAATTACACTTTCGCTAATTGATTTTTTAGGTGTATTTAAACTTTCTGAGATAGTTTCAAATACAAGTTTTGCTTCTTTTACACTTGCAGCTTTATCAAAAGCTCCTAAAACTTTAACCTTTTGTGATTCAGTTAAGTTTTTGTTTCTGAAGATTTTGTTTGTGTAAAGCAATTT